AGATACAAAAGCCGTTTCATTATAATCAAGGATCAATAGAAACTATAGATTTAATTAAAGGATCTGTATCATCCAAAGAATTTGAAGGTTACTTAAAAGGTAATATAATCAAGTACTTATCTAGGTATAATTATAAAGATGCACCTCTGGATGATTTACATAAAGCTGAATGGTACTTCAAAAGATTGGTAGAAGAATTAGAAAAGGCACAACATGGAACATGAAACTTTACAAAATAAATTACGAAGTTTTCATACTGCTTTTGGACATCCTGTAGATCAACCCTATTTGTTAGTTGGTTTTGATCATAAGAAAAATTTAAGGATGAAATTAATACGGGAAGAATATGAAGAACTTATATCAGCTATAGATCAACGAAAAGATAAGGATTATATTCTAAAAGAACTATGTGATCTTGTTTATGTTTGTGTTGGTTTTGCTGATACATATGGATGGGATTTTGATACAGCTTTTAGTAGAGTTCACAAATCTAATATGTCAAAGTTGGATAGTAATGGTGATCCTATTTATAGGAAGGATGGAAAGATTTTAAAATCAAAATTATATAAAGAACCTGATTTACAGGATTTGGTGTAGTGGTTTTGGAAAGAACAATGAAAGGAGCAATAGTCCCTCTTCCTGCCATATGGCTTATGAAGACAAAAGCTCCTACAGATATAGTAGAAGATATTAATAAGTATCTTGATAATTTATTGAAGGAAGATGAAAGAAAATCACAGGCTGGTACTCTTGTAGGACAAATTAAAAAAGGAGAACAATTAACTGTTGATCATACACATGAAGATGTAAAAGAACTTTCTTCTGTCCTTTGTATGTGTGCTAAACAATATATAGAAGCTTTCTTTCAACGTCATAATCAAGCAGCTTTAAGTGAGAGAGAGATACAGGTATATGAAATGTGGTCTGTTCATTCCTATGAAGGAGACTATAATCCTCTACATGATCATGGTGTTCCTTCTATTATGGGGTTGTCATGTATCCTATATTTAAAAGTTCCTAAACAAATTTTAGATACTGATGTGACTTCTCATTTATTTGATTCATCAGGAGTCCAAGATGGACATCTGGTTTTTAATTATGGTATAGATAGTCAACTAGATTATGAGAGATTAAAACCACCTTCTTCTATTCTTATCAAACCAAGAGTAGGAGAGATGTATCTCTTTCCTTCTTGGTTACAACACATGGTATTCCCTTTCTCAGGAGAAGGAGAAAGACGTTCTCTATCAGCTAATATAACAGCACAAAGAAAAGAAATTAAACAAGAGGAGATATAGATGAAGATATTCTTGACAGCAGACCTAGTAAATGAGATACTGAATTATCTTTCAAACAAACCTTTTAAGGAAGCCAATCCTTTAATATCCAAGATAATGCAAGAAGTTAGAATAAATGAAAATGAAAAACAAGAAGAACTTGATTTAGCGACGAAAGATGAGGGAGGTACTAGTGAATGATACTAACTGACTATCAACATTTCATTCACCAATCCAGATATTCCAGGTGGCAAGAAGAAACTCAACGTAGAGAAACATGGGATGAGACTGTCAATCGTTTAATATCTTTTTATACAACCTACATTAAAGATAATTATGAAGTTGTATTGTCAAAGGATATCATCACAAGACTTACTAATTCTATTATTAATATGGATGTCATGCCCTCTATGAGAGCCTTGATGACTGCTGGTACTGCTCTGGAGAAGAACCATATTGCTGCATATAATTGCAGCTATCTTCCTGTAGATAGTCCAAGATCATTTGATGAGTGTCTTTATATCCTCATGCATGGTACAGGAGTAGGCTTCTCTGTAGAACGTCAGTATATCAATGAACTTCCAAAAGTTCCTGAAGAGTTTGAAGATAGTGAAACAACTATCATTGTACAGGATAGTAAAGAAGGATGGCACAGAGGGTATAAAGAACTTATTAATATCCTCTATGCAGGTATGGTTCCCAAGTGGGACTTGTCCAAGTTACGACCAGCAGGAGCTAGATTAAAAACTTTTGGTGGTCGTTCAAGTGGTCCTGAACCATTGGATGAATTGTTCAGGTTTACAGTTAATACTTTTAAGAAGTCTGTAGGTAGGAAACTCAATAGTCTTGAGTGTCATGACTTGATGTGTAAGATTGCCGATGTGGTAGTTGTAGGTGGTGTTCGTAGATCTGCCCTTATCTCATTAAGCAATCTTAGTGATGATCGTATGCGTCACTGTAAGAGTGGTAACTGGTGGGACTTGGAGCCTCAGAGAGCACTATCAAACAATAGTGTATGCTATACAGAACATCTTCCTGATATAGGAACATTTATGAGAGAATGGACTGCTCTTTATGAAAGTAAGTCTGGTGAACGTGGTATCTTTAATCGTAAGGCTGCACAAGCCCAAGCTGCCAAGTATGAAAGGCGTGATCCCTCTATAGACTATGGAACTAATCCTTGTTGTGAGATTATCCTTAGACCTAAACAGTTCTGTAATCTATCAGAGGTTGTTGTAAGAGCTACGGATACTCCTGAAACTCTACAAGAAAAGGTAGAGATGGCTACGATCCTTGGTACTATACAGTCCACCTTTACTAACTTCAAAGGTATTGGAAGACAATGGATAAGGAATACAGAAGAAGAAAGGTTGCTTGGTGTATCCTTAACTGGTATACTTGATAATGCAATGTTGTCCAATACCACAAGGGAAAGTCTTCCTGCTTTGTTGTCTAATCTTAGACTCCATGCAGTTACAGTTAATCGACATTGGGCAGACAAACTAGGTATTGAAGCTTCAACAGCAATCACTTGTGTAAAGCCTTCAGGTACAGTAAGTCAGCTTGTAGATGCAGCTAGTGGTATTCATCCAAGACATAATGAGTATTACATTAGAACGGTAAGGGCTGATAAGAAAGATCCACTAACAAAATTCATGGCTGAAGCTGGTTTTCCTTGTGAGGACTCAATAGATAAACCTAATGCTATGGCTGTATTCTCATTTCCAATGCATTCTCCAGAGAGTGCTGTTACCCGTCATACGATGACAGCCATACAGCATTTAGAATTATGGAAGATATATGCAGAACATTGGTGTGAACATAAACCTTCTATAACAGTAAGTGTTAAGGAACATGAGTGGTTACAAGTTGCTAACTTTGTTTATGATAACTTTGATGTCATGTCTGGTATAAGTTTCTTGCCTTTGACTGAACACAGTTATAAGCAAGCTCCTTATCAGGATATAACTAAAGAGGAATATAATAAGTTATTAAGTGAAATGCCTAAAGAAGTAGACTGGCAAAACTTAGCGGAGTATGAAAAAGGAGATACAACGCTAGGCAGTCAGACATTAAATTGTACAGGCGATGTGTGTGAAGTCGTAGATATAATTAATTAAGGAGAAAATTATTATGAAGAAATATATAATTCTAACAGCATGTGTAGCTTTATTTGCGATAGGAAGTATCGTTGTGAGGCCAGCACTGGCAAGTATGGGTGTTGTAGAGTGGCCTAAGACATGCCAGTTAGAAAATGGTATGTACACTGAAGAAGGCTATTGGGTATCTTCAAGTGGTAAAGTATATGCATTAGGATCACTTGATAGTGCTTTGAAGTGTGTTATGAAAGCCAGCCTACCAAAGGTTGTCTTTGATCGACTTGGTAAATATGGTAATCAGGCTGTTAAAGATTTGATTGGTGACAAGCCTTACACTCAAATAGATTCGATGCAAAAAGATGCAGCCAGAGAAGAGTGATAACGAGGTTGAGATTCTAAAGGAGAACGTGTATCTCTTGCAAGAACAGCTTCAGAAAGCTTATATTAGAATCAAGGAACTTATAGGAGAAAAGAATGGTTGATAAAGCAGAGATACAAAAGCATAAGCAAGGGCTGGAGATGGAACTAGAATATCTGAATGAGAATTTAGGTAGCTATAACCGTCTCCAGCGTAAGAATGTTCTGGAATATCTCAACGTAAGAATTAAAGACTTGGAAGAATATGGTAGTCAAGTCCAAGAAGCAGAAGATATCCTTGAAGTAGGAAAAGATACCCAGTGGCAACAAAAGACATCATAAAAAAAGGTAGCTCAGAGGCTACCTTAGTTAAGTTTGGAATTGTATTAAGTGGAGATGGTCATTTAGAATTTCAAAAGTCTTTCCTTCATCCTGACGACTGGTTAAAGGTAATTAATAAATCTTATCCTAAGTATGAGAATAAAGAAATAATTCATAAGTTTTTAGTGTACACTCTAGACAGAATAGAAGAACTGGAAGGTGACTTAAAGACACTACACCCTTTATTTAAATCAGATTAATTACTTTTTAGAAGCAAAGGCAGACCCTGTTAGGATAGCTCCAAAGGCTAGGTGGAATAGTCCTCCACCCATAAGAGTAAAAGGATTGTGCTGTCCTGTCAGCTTCTTCATCAGTTCCATCTGAACCATTGGTTCTTCAGTACTATTTATTATCTCCATGAACAGACTTATATCTGGCCTGTTAAGGCCGTACCATATAGGTACAAACATAAAATCATAAAAACATATCAATAAGTATATAACAAGGGCTGTCCACCGCCATGTCATAGTGGCCTTTTCGTGAGCAGTTAATTTTTCTTTCATTTAAATACAAGGAGGAACACATCTCATGGCATTTGTCATCAGTATAATTCCAACTACTGCAATAACTACAAATGCTATTACGAGTGATATCTTAATGATTAATGATTTTTTCATTTCAGACTAGACCCCCATCATACATAGGTTTAGGTTCTTGTATCCTTCTTGCTTCATTTATCATATTACTTAGTTTATCAGATACTAATGTAGCAAAATCTCTAGTACCTTTACCGTCCTCACCAGGAATGAGGATATAATCTTCTCTTTCCCTTGCTTCTTTTACAGGATCATCTGGTATATATAAGTTTCCTTGTTCATCCATACGAATTGTGGGAACTAAGATTTCTCCTCCTAAATCTGGGTCATAAAAACTTGTAGTTTGAACGGTTGCATCTTTGTTACCAATTTTTATAGTAGGGGTTGATGGATCAGATGCTCTTTTAAACCATGAAGGAGGTGAAAATTCTATTTCGTTACCGTTGTCTTTAACTATAATAGTAGAACCACCATTCTTCATACCAACTACACCACCATCATACATATTCTGTACTAAGCCACCACTCCTTTGAGGACTAGCCGCTCCTGTACTTAAAGCAAGAACACCAGATGGAGTACCCACCGTACCTCCAGGACCAGACGCTCCTACATCAACACTAGGTTGACCTATACCAGAAGGGGCAGAAGGAGCAGAAACTTGTGGTGAAGGTGTACCTGCAAGACCTACATCTCCTGACCAGTCTGAATATGATCTAGCTTCTTGTTGAGCTTGTAACGCTGAAGTAGCTTCTGCTTGTGCTCTTTCAACAATAGCTAATGCTTGTTCAGGAGTAGCATCTCCTGATGGTCCTTTCTCTCCAAATAGAGATCCTATAAGAAAAGACAGTAATCCTGATTTTCCTTCTGTTACTTTACCTAAAATCTTACCAGCAGTTGTATCTCCAAAGTTTTTTGCGTTTGTAGCAGTAGTACCAACATCATTAAGAGTTATCGGTGCTTGATTACTTTCAGAACTAACATAATTAATATAACCCATAACATCTGCTGGTGTAGAATCCTTATTAATTAAACCAAGAACAACTAACGATGGATCTCTTCCTCCTACGAAACTTGTATCAGGACCACCTGGAGAAAGTTCTGTAGTAGGTGTATCTGGTTCTTCTGAAATTCTAGGTAAG